TTTCTAACTATGTTAGAGAAGATTTCAACCTATGGTTGATAACTGGTTGCTCCATTATAGCATGATTGGTTAAGAACCTGCTTGAAAAGTTTCTGACGTATGGAAAGACATATGATTGATTAAGAATCTGACCCTTTGAAAGAAAAGTGACGCCATGAAAGAATGGTCAGGCCTGAATTGGTCCATCAGTCAAGATGTAAAAACCATTGCATCATGTTGAGCCATGTCCACTACATGTTAAAGGTGGGTTGTGGCCTTAGAGCAACTGAATTTCACGGGAGGTTGTGGCTGTTTGGCTAAACACTCTAAGGAGGGGTTATTGGTATGATTGACCTCACAAAATTTACAACACGAAGGTTTAGGCTCAAGAAGTTACATGATTGGGCTGAATGGATGTCTAAGAAGAGGCAACACCCGCAAACTGACTTTCGCGTTGCTAAAGTGCTTGATGAGCAAGGATTTACTTGGGAAGAGACACCCCGCTCTCTTTATGATCCTGAGAAATTATATGAAGCACTGAAGAAATTTGAACCTGGGCGAATCAGTGATCCTAGTGTAACTGGTGAGCTTAAACATGGTATTAATTTGGCCTATGCCTGCTTTGCGTGTCCAAAGAAGCATAGGGGTTTATTTCCTCTTCCATTAACATTAGACACAGTGAAGGATTTGACTACAAACCCACAAGCCTCAGCTGGATTTACTGATCCACACTATACTAAGGAAGAATGTATGGAAAAGGCATTAAATAGGGCCATTGAGACCGTGAATGGTGTTAAAGCACCAGAACCATGCATGGCCTTCGCCAGGACCCACTGGGAAGGTAAGGTTAGGTTGATTTGGGGCTACCCCTATTCAATGACTATACTTGAAGGTCTCCTTGCTCGACCTTTAATTAACTGGTTTAAGAGGGCAAATTCGCCACTTGCCTTTGGTAAAACCACTTTGCATCTTGGAACAGACTTGAGAGTAAGTTCCTATCATAATAACTGGGCATATAGCCTAGACATGTCCTCATTTGATGCATCTGTAGCTAAAAGCCTAATCCACATAGGTTTTAATATCCTGAAAACTTGGTTTAACCTTGAGGAAGTTGAGCCAGTGACAGGTCGTTCCTATAGGGAAATCTTTAAAATTGTTGAAACGTATTTCATCCATACTCCCATCATTATGCCCAATATGCATATGTATAAAGGAAAAAGACATGGTGTTCCATCTGGATCATATTTTACACAATTAATTGACTCAATTGTCAATGTCATAATCCTAGGGACTGTAAGTAGTAGGTTCAACTTACAGGTGGATAAGGAAGATATTTACGTATTAGGCGACGATCTACTGTTTTGGTGTGACCGAGATATCTCTATAGAAGCATTGGCTGGGTACGCTAGTAAGGCTTTTGGGGTTGAATTTCACCCAAGTAAATGTGGTAAGTATAAATACAATGAGGCAATTAAGTATCTCGGGAGAGTCTGGGAGCAGGGTAGCCCCACACTAGACCTAGATGAGGTGATCAAAAGGATGGTCAATCCAGAGCGCCGGAGGAAATATTCAAAGGATCCACGGTTGGCCAGGATTGAAGTTAACCAATTGATCTACAGTTATGCAAAGCAATATGCATCTGCTTACCCAATGATCATGGAAATATATGGGTCGGATATTTCCTCCAGAAGGGGTACCCTAATTATCGAAATGGCAGTAGAGGCTGCCCTTCCAAATGGATGGAAAATTAATCCTGACAATTTGTCAGGTTTGCAAAGATATAAATTTTTGCATTCATCCGAGGAGGAAGATTGCGCAGGCAGTAAACAACTGGTTCCACAGTATTGGCTGTGATTGGGGTTG